GAAGGAATAGGTATTGCGGATATAGGCAGTGCGCTGACCGATAAGGGCGGCCATCAAGCCACCCATCTCCGGTTCACATACCTCGGGAGCTTCTTGTATGTCCTTCGGCTTGGGTCCGTACTGATCGACAAGTCCCTGATCCACCCAGGGAGCAGGAATGTTGTTGTACTCGTTATTGCGGTTACGGATATTGAGAGTAACCATATTGTAGGCGTCAGCGGGATCTACCCGATCAAAGGTGATTGGATCCTCACCTTCAGTCTGGATATAGTCACGATCCGTAAGACTGTAGCGGACAGTGAGATCGGGAAGATAATGAACCCCGTTAGCCGTGATCTCTTCAGTTCCCCGCGGGATGAACTTCACAGAAGCCCCGGTCCACACCATTGCTGTGTTGCACAGGTCAGCCCATCGCTGAATGATGTCCTTGGCGGGTTCCTGGCTGATAAGAGCAGGCGACAAGCCAAACCCGATAGCTCGGCAGTATGTCTGGAACGCATCATCGCCGGTCGTCGGAGCCGCACCTGTGGACAGCAGATTGATAAGGGGAACCACGTTTACCGCATTCGCTGCACCACCCACCGCGCCATAGATTGAGTTGTTAATCAGCTCGTCCACACACTGAGCGGGGTCGGCATCACCCGTTCCCCCAACTTGCGTGTTATATAGAGGACCCTGGGTCTCGAAGCTGTGTTGTCCCAGCGCATTGCTCTGACCGAGGTCGTAGTTCGCCACGTCCAGGTGGGCGATGTGCGGATAGCCGAGTGCCTTGTCCGGGTGGTTCGTTACAAGGTAACCCCAAGGAGCCTGGTTCGCCGCGCCGTCAAACAGAGAGAAACCCAGCGAGGCGTAGCTTGTCTCCGTTGACTGATCCTTCCACATTCTGGGAATGTCGCCGATCTGACCGTAGCAAAGGGCGAGCTGGTAAGATGCAGAATAGGTGTAGGTCGTTACGCCCTTTCCTCCGCCCTTCCCGCTCTGTTTCTGCTTGTGAGACTCGAAGTCATCCTGGAAGATGATGTTGGGGGCGATGCGATTAAGGCCAAAGAGGATCGTGACGGGAACACTGCTCGTGCTCGTCTGAACAGCCAATCCGGTGAACTGAGGCTTTGTCTTCGCGCCGCCTCCAAAGAAAAGACTCATTCAACCCTCCACAGGGAATAGTGACGAACGGGCAGCCCCAACTTGTGGACTGGCGTGTTGTAGACCTGGACTTCCTCCACCACTCGAGCAGGAGCCGATGCGTGGATGGCGTAAGGCCACTCGGTGACTATCGCACTGTGACTGAAGGTTCGTCCCACTCGCCATACTACAATGTCACCCATTAAGGGTTTGTAATCCTCGGCAGCCCACTCGACAAGGGTATCACCACTCCTGATAGCCTCGCCCGCGAACCTCTCCACAGTCTCGAGGTATCTCTCCTCGTTGCGGTGAAGGTGCCAATCCCTTGCGTATCTACCGGGATCGAATTTCTCGATCAAGCCCGCGTCGCCATAGACTTCTATGAGTATCCGCGCGCAATCGACTCCAGCACCCTTGATCGCACCTCGATGGCGATAAGGAGTACCAAGCCAACTACGTGCCTGCTCGAGCACCTTCATTCGCTGAACCCACTCCTCGCTCTGAAGCGATGGGCTGTTCATCAGGTCCTGCATCAGCTGAGTCATACCGCGGTCTCCGCAACGGGAACAAAGGGAAACCCGATGAACTTCTCTTCGGGGTTGGCGAAGTAGTCACCGCACTTGTCGAACTGACGCCGGCAATTCGGATAGAAAGTTACGTCCTGCCCGGCGATGGGATCGAAGTCAAGCGGGTAGATCACCTCCGCACTTACGCCGGCATTCACCCGCAGGATGGTTCGGATACGGGTCACGCTGTCACCTGCCTCGATGAACAGCTTGCCCATAACATAGTCATCCGTGATACCCGCCCAGGGAATGATCGACCTTGTGGGCGATGCACCCACCACTGTATGAACGGCGAAGTCTCCCTGCACCAGGTCGCATCCCGCACCATCGCCCCATGTGTTCTTGCATTGTGGCTGGTATAGGTCACGAGGCATCTTGACATTGAGCAGCACCATATCGCTCTTGACGTTGACCGTGGCGCTCATGCGTCCGACCTTCGAGCACGTGCTAACACGACCGGAAAACATTGTGATGCCGAACACCCAGGGCTGCCCCCAGGCCGCGGCGAAGAACCGGTCGCGTCGGATCGTCGCACCGTCGAGCCGGCCGAGCCTCAGAGCCTGCGCCCAGGTGATGGCATTCTGGAACGTCGTGCCATCAGTATATGCCAGCTCGATGGTCTGCTCATCGACCTCAGTCCCTATGCTGCTCTTGAACCTCAAGCCACTGATGACCACCACCCTCGAGGCGTATGTCACTCGACCGGGGCCACCAATCATGGGAACCACGTTCACATCGCTTGCCGCGTTGGTATACCGCAAGACAGCCCCGAAAGGCGGGGTGATGGTGAAGCATTCTGCATAGACAAACTGACCACTCGCCAGCAGCGCGTCAGCTTGCTCTTCTGTGTAGCCCGGTTGAAGGTTCTTGTCTTTCACTGGATCAGACTCCTGAAGTTGCACTGCTGCAGGCTCCACAGCTGGTCCATAAACTTCTCGAAGTCCATCTGGTCCTCGAGGAACCGGCAGACGAAGAAGAACTGGAAGTCAGCAGTCAAGATACCTGCGGGCGGTGCAGTGTCGAAGATAATGGAATTGGGAAGGGTGATCGTGTAGTCCGCGGGGTCGAACGCATAGCGGTAGGTGATCGTCACCGCCACGTTCTGCTGAGCGCTGTTGAAGGTATAGACACCCGTTGCCTCGTTGACTGAGTACTGACCCGATGCGGGAGCACCCACTACCTTCGTCATTGCTACGCCTGTGGAGTCACGGATAACCCCGAGGTCGGTAATGGGAAGCTCGCCGGTGACGGTGACCGTATAGGGTCCCGGGGTTGCGGGAATGGTATACCCGTTTTCCTCGGTAAGGTAGAGGGTTATGGTATTAGCCGTATCCACTTGACCCACCCGCTCAAGAAAACCGCCGGTCATTTCTCGGCAGAAGTAGGCGGTGGTGGTAGCGCCGTCCAGGGTCGCGCAGGTGGATTGAACGCACAGGTAGTCGTCAGGGTCCTTGAACAGCCAAGAGTCGAAGGATCCTTGACGAGCGAGGAAGAAACCCATGATCGTCTTGAGCGAGGACTCAGCGCCAGACCGATCCTCGAGAAAGTCATAGGTCAGCTCGAAGTCCCAGGCGGGAAATTCCTGCAAGGCATTGCGAACCTCGAACCCCGAGGAGCCCTTGCTGATCCGAGTATTGAAGGCTGGCTTCTTGTGGACGCTGAAGGTCAATCCCGGAAGCGCACTGTTGAACGGATCCGCACCCGCCGGGATAGCGGGATCAGAAACGGAATTCCCAAATCCTGGAAACGGGTCGGTGCTCATTCTTTCCTCCGGGTCCACTGGACAAAGCATTTCAACGACTATATAGTTTACTCTAAGCAGGGGATAACCCCTGGTAAAAGCTTCAGCGAAGTTGTAGGTCACCCGAAGATTAGGGTGTCCTCTTGTATAAGGTTCCGCGAAGGTGTAGTTAACGCGGAGGTTGGGGTTACCTCTGGTGAGAGGCTCCCCAAATAGGTAGTTGACGCGAAGGTTCACCATGGCTTACGGCTCCACAGACTCGAGCTTGTAGCCGACTTGGATGGAATTGGCCTCCGACTGAGTAAACGCAAAACCGGTATCGGGGTTAACCTCATACTTGTCATACCAGAAGTTGTAGGTCTGAGCAAGGTTAACCTCAACGCCTTCCGTGGTGGTCGATCCCGACTTGAGAAGACTCTTCATTGTCATCTGCGTGGCGTCATCCTGACGAGCACCAACCCGGATCTGGATTGCCCACACATAGGGAGCACTGATGATCGGGTTAACGTCATACAGATCGAAGTCTGCAACTTGGGTATCGTCCATGTAGACGTACTTGGTATCATTGAAGGCAGCGTTAAGAACAGACTGCCAGTTGGTAGCGGCCGGTGAGCTACCGCCAATGGTCGAGTCTATGTTATCGCCATTCGCAATAGCAAGCATTGTCTTGATGCGGTTGGTACCAAGCCAATCATTGCAGGTGGTTCCGTCAGTATCCCACACTGCGAAGTCGTCGATGTTGCAGCTGAAGTCATCACCGCCTCCCGCCCCAAAAGCTCCATAGTTTACGTAGGCGGGAACTGAGGCGTTTTGGTTAGCGGTAACCTCATCGATAACATGGATCACCGTCTTCCCATTAAGACGAATTTCACACTCCC